TAAGAAATCGAAGAAAAGTAACTGCACGCAAGATAGAAGTACAAGCATGGGCTGATTCGGAAGGACAGCCCTTTGCTATGTATTGCTTCCCGATTACTTGCCATGACGTAAACGAGTTACAAAAGAAACACCCAAAGTTCATGGAAAACACCACAATGGCGTCAATGATTGACTTGATTGTGATGAAAGCCTCAGACGAGAGTGGGGGGAAGTTGTTCACGTCCGCAGAAGATAGAATTGACCTGATGGGTGAGGAGACCGGCGTAATATCCAGCATTGCTGAACAAATGTTCGCTGAGATCGAAAGCCTTGAGGAACAGGAAAAAAACTAACGTCCGATCAGTTGAGGTTCAATCTAATTGCCTTGGCTGATCGGTTGCATATGAGCATCGGTGAGGCAGAGCAGATGCCGTTGAGCGAATTCAACGAATGGCTTGCCTACTTCAAGATAATGAGCGAAAGGCAAGACGATGGCTAATGAAAACGTAAATATAATAATAAGAGCGTTAGATAAAACCAAGAAAGGTTTTTCATCTGTAACTAACGGACTAAAGCGTGTTTCTGGCTCCGTTTTGAACATGAAGACAGCCATTGTCGGCGCTGTAGGTGCGGGTGGTTTTGGTGCTCTTATCAAGTCATCAATTAACGCTGGTGATGAGTTAGCAAAGACCGCTGACAAGTTAGGCGTTACAACCCAAGCCCTCGCGGGACTACGCCACGCCGCAGAGCTAACCGGCGTGTCTACTGGCACGATGGACATGGCAATGCAGCGGTTTACCCGCAGGGCCGCAGAAGCTGCAAAAGGCACTGGTGAAGCCAAGGGTGCGCTGCAAGAGTTAGGTTTAGACGCTGAGTCATTGGTACGCCTCCCTCTCGATGAACAAATGAGCCTAGTTGCTGATGCAATGGCTGGAGTGGACAGTCAGGCTGATAAGGTCAGGCTATCCATGAAGCTGTTTGACAGTGAGGGTGTGGCATTAGTTAACACTTTAGGTGGTGGTGCCGCAGCGTTAGAAAAGATGACGCAAGAAGCAGAGCATCTTGGCCTTACGTTAAGCCGCACAGATACCGCGCAGATGGAAGCTGCCAATGACGCAATCACAAGAATGCAGGCAGTATTTACCGGCCTAACTAATCAGTTGTCAGTGGCTTTCGCTCCAATAATTACTTTCGTAGCAGATGCTTTTAGGCAAGCTGCGTTAGATAGTGCTGACTTTGGCAACATAGGCCAGAAAGTTGCTGGCGCTTTGATCAAGGCTTTTGGGGCATTAAGGCAGTATTGGCATGGCTTAGAGATTGTTCTCAAGACGCTGAAGTTGGGGGTTCTTGAGTTCGCTAATATGATTGGCGATAAGCTAACGCCGGCTTTGCAAGGCTTCATTGATTTATACAATGCCATAGCTAGATTTCTGGGTTTAGATACTTTTGATATATCTGCTGAAAAAGTCATGGGTGACTTGCCTCAAGGTATAGCTGAACTGCGACAAGAGCTGGCTATTCTGAAGACGCAAACCCCCGGACTTGATTTAGCTGCAGACATGACAAACTTCATAGTCGCAAACAGACAAGCCGCTGAGTCTATTGCTGAAGTCAAGAATGCTATTGCTAGCGGAGTTGGCGGTGATGATGGCAAGCCTACGTTCTTTGATAGACTAAACCAGAGCTTCACTGACCTAGAAAACAAACTGCCTAGCGTTCAAGAAAAGATGGACGATATGGCTAAGACAACCATGAAGAATATGTCTGAAGGTTTGATGGGAGTAGTCAAAGGCACAGTTAAGCTGAAAGATGCGTTCAAGCAGATGGCGGCTTCATTGATTATGCAAGCCATACAGTTGTTTGTGATTGACAAAATAACTGGCGGGTTCTTGTCTTTCGCCAAATCGTTAACCGGCAAAGCCATCGGCGGCTCAGTTCAATCTGGTCAGCCGTATATGGTGGGTGAGCGTGGGCCTGAGATGTTCGTGCCTAATCAGGGAGGCTCAATTGTCCCTAATAATAAAATGGGTGGGGGCGGTATAACTGTCGTCAATAACGTAGATGCCAGAGGCAGCGGCGCAGATGTTGACCAGAAAATCAAATCAGCAATGACGCAAACTTCACAGCAGACTATAATGACTATCCAAGACCTCATGCGTCGAAGAAGGTTCGCTTAATGGCTACGTTCGCATTTCCAAACATTACACCAGCAACTAATACGTTTGAGTTGGTTAGTAACACTCGCACCTATCAGTCACCTTTGACTAACGCAGTGCAGACAGCATCGCGCAAGGGTTCGCTGTGGAAAGCGTCATTGCAGTTCAATAACCTATCTGGCGATGACCGAAAGGTAATGCAAGCGTTTCTAGTTAAGTTAAACGGACAGCAGCACAGGTTTACCCTACAAGACCACTCACACACGCTCAGAGGGGCCGGTGGCGGCAACTTAGTTGTCAATGGGGCTAGTCAGTCAGGTACAACTTTAGTGTGTGACGGGGCCACTGCGAACGTTAACAACTACCTTCGTGAAGGCGATTACGTTTCGTTTAACAATGAATTGCACATGGTTGTGGCTGACACTAACTCTGATGGTTCTGGCAACGTTTCTATCGCTATAGCGCCACCCATTAGGAAGTCACCGCCTGACGATACAATAGTTGATTACACTGCTCCGGTTCAGGGCGTGTTTATGCTTGCTGGCCCAGCCTCTTGGAATACCACAATAGATATTCATAGCAGCTTTAACATAGAAGCCGTTGAGGACGTTCTAGCGTGAGCCGTGGCTTTCCTACAGCGGTTGCAGACGCGTTAAGTGCCGGTCACGTTGTTCTAGTTACTTTTGCAAAGCTAGAATTTCCAAGTGGGACAATCTACGTTCACAACTCTATTGGTACATATAATTGGGGTGGGCAGGACTGGTTAGGTACTGGTGACTTTGGCGAAATCAGCCAAATAGAAGAAGGCGCTGACGTTAGCCCTTACAAGATCACCCTCACCCTCTCAGGTTTAGACGCAACCATCTCAGGCGCGGCGCTAAACGAAGACTATTATATGCACCCAGTTTCGGTGTATTTGGGTGCGCTAGACGCTGACGATGTATTGATTGCAGACCCTACCGTTGTTTGGGAAGGGGCAATGGACCAGATGAACATTACCGTGGGCGCTGATGGCGGTGATTCAATACAGCTCACGGCTGAGTCTGAGCTTGCGAGGTTTGACAAATCTAGCAACAAAAAATACACCCATTCACAACAACAGAACGACCACTCAGGCGATTTACTGTTTGAGTTTATGGCTGATATTGAGGATGCGAAGATTCGCTGGGGTGACCCGAATAGTGATGCCGTTGCCGGTGTTAGAGGCGTGCCGAATATGGCGACCGTAGATGTAAATCCGGGCAATGGCTAGATGTCCAATGTACAAACAGCTTTAAATAAATGGCAGCGAAGGCAGTTCAATTACGGTGATGCTGACTGTTGCCAGTTTGCTGCATTTATAGTCAATGAGATGACCGGCAAGAATTACGCTTCACAGTTTGATTATGAGAGTGAGGCGCAAGCAGAAGTTTTAGTGGGGCATGAAGGAGAGTTAGTTGACTTCATAGAAAGCGTATTAGGTGAGCCGTCTGAAGACATAAAGGATGGCGACCCATGCGTTGTTGACTTGCCAATTATCGGGCAGGTTTGCGGTATAAAGTATCAAGGTTCCGTAGTCTGCTTGACTGCGCGGGGAATGAAACAGATTCCTGACCGTTATTTAATCTCAGGTTGGAGTGTTTAGATGGCTCAGGTAGTTGTTGCTGCTTTAGTAAAAATTGGCACCGCCATAGTTACCGCTGTCGGTGCTGCTGGAGTTTATAGCACAGCCACTTTAGCTTTCATCGGGGCGGCTACCGTTGCAGCTAGTGTTGCGGCGTTAAGGGCTTTGACTCCAGATTTGAGTATGCCTCAGCCAGACACGGACAAGACTAGACAGCAAACCGTTAGAGGAACTATTGAGCCACAAAAACTTGTCTATGGTCAGGCGTTAGTCTCTGGCCCTATATTCTTTGTTGGCGTTTCTGGTACAGAAAACCGCGACTTATATCACGGCATCGCTCTCACGGGTCATGAATGCGAATCTATTACTGACATACATTTTGACAACGAAATAATCAGCAATTCTCAAATAACAAACAATGCCGTGACAAGCGGAACCTTCGGGCCGAAAGAGTCTGAAACAATTTGTATGATTGAGAAAAAGCTGGGCACAGACACTCAAGCATCTAGTTCTCTATTGACCAACACTTTTACACCTTGGACGAGCGCACACCAAGGTAAGGGCGTGAGTTACATTGTCACTAAGTGGACACTCAATGATGGCTCACAGGAAGTTTGGGATAGGCTGAAGCCGCAAAATATCAAAGCCTTAGTTAAGGGTAAGAATGACATCTATGACCCGCGCCTAGATGTTGCTGCTGGTAATTCCGCTGGCGATAACCCGACTAATGCAACTTATCAAGCATGGTCTGATAACCCTGCCCTCTGCGTTGCTAACTTCCTAATGGACACAAAGTTTGGTCTAGGTGTTCCTGCAAGCAAGATAGATTGGGCTGATGTGGTTACTGCCGCTGACGCTTGTGACGTTTTAGTTGTAATACCAAACTCAAACCAACAAAAAAGATTCACAGCCAATGGTGTAATCTTCGCAACTGACAGCTACAGAGCAAGCCTTAACAAACTGCTTTCCTCAATGAATGGCAGCATTTTTTACTCAAATGGCAGCTATCGTATAAAGGCTGGAGTATATGAGGCACCTAGCATCTCACTAGATGAAGATGACTTGGCTGGCTCGATAACAGTTAAGACTTCAGTTGATAGGGGTGAGCGGTTTAATACTGTTCGACCAATAATCATTGACCCCGCACAGAATCACAAAACGTCTGAGGTGCCACAAGTACAAATAACTTCCGCTGTTTCACGCGACAATGGCGAGGTTATTACTAAAGACGCACAGCTATCTTTCACTAATAGCAGCTTCATGGCCCAGCGCATTGCTCACAAGCAGATTCAAATGTCAGACCAGCAGAAGGTGATCAACTTCCCTGCTAATTTGTCTGCATTGAATATAGACATTGGCGACAGGGTTAGCGTTACAGTTGCAGAGTTAAACTACAGTGCCAAAGTTTTCCGTTGTGTGAACTGGTCGTTTGCTGATACTCAAGACGGCGCAGTCAACCTGACCCTTGTAGAAGATGACGCGGGTAGCTATGCAGACCCCACTGCTGGTGAGTATTCAACCACGACAGCAGATGGCACCATTACTCAGGGATTCCGTGGCGTACCAGACCCACAGAACCTCAGCGCAACTGCTGGGCTAAAAAACATCGAGTTGAGCTGGACTAATCCAGTAAATACTAGCAAATTCAAAGAGATAGTGATCTACGCCTCACCAGATTCTGCGTGGTCGAATGCAGTAGAAATTGGCAGAACGCTAGGCACTCAGTTTTTCCATGATGCGTCAAACGGTGCTGACCCTATAGCAGTCGGTGATGAAAGATATTACTGGATAAGAGCGGTTGCATACGGCACTGGTACCGGCTCGTTTGTTGAGTCAGATAGAAACCCAGATAATGATACCTCGACTATTTCAGCCACAGTCGGGCCGAACAATCCAGACTACTCAGACATTGTTGATAACACCGCAGATCAAGGCGCTCCCACAGGTTTGACTCTGGTAGAAACAACCGTGTTGGGTAATGACGGCTCGGTATTGCCAGCGGTTCGAGTTTCATGGACCGCCCCCACTGTTAATACCTACGTTTCTTTCTACGAGGTTGAATTCAAGCAAACCTCTCAAAACGAAATAGACCTTGGATTAGTAAGTGATGCATACACTGCAACGCAAGATTATGGCTCTGTCGGTGATGCCACAACGCTTGAGTTAAATTATGGCAGCGTGAGTGAAGCAGTTGTAGGTGGGGGTGGGCAGTTCTCATCTATCAATGTCTACGGTAATAGCACTGTAATTTCTGGCATGAAAGAGCTAGAAGAATTTACCTTTAGGGTTCGTGCCGTAACGCTCACCGGCAAAACTTCTGGATTCATAACTGAAACAATCACCTTGCAGGGCGATCAAACTGCGCCAGCAATCCCAGCATCTATAGTTGCCACCGGCGGCATTCAGCAAATCAAGCTAGACTACGAACTACCCTCTGATGGCGACTTGGCTTATGTTGAGATATTCGAGAACACGGTAGACAACCGTGCCGGCTCTAGCTTGATTGTTAAAACCAAGTCAGACCAGCATACAGTTACTGGGTTGGGTAACAACGTCACTAGATACTACTGGCTGCGAAGCGTTGACCGATCAGGCAACATTTCTGGCTATAGCGCGACATTCTCAGCTACCACCCAGAAGATTGTATTAGATGATCTAGCGCAATCCGTTCTTGATGAGTTTGCTGAAGGCGATGCTTTCGGTATTGAGCCTGTTAGCACTTTATCTGGAGTAACTGGTTCGCACGTTGGTCAGATTAAGTTCTTGACCACAACCAGCACGCTATATGTATGGACTGGCAGTGCATGGACTACAGAACTATTCACGGCCTCAAACGTTGACCCCGGCTCTATTACTGCGGCCTCTTTTGCCTCTGGTGTGGAGCCTATAGCGGCGGTTACAACGCTCCCCTCGCCGACTGGCTATGTTGGGCCTAACATTGTCTTTTTAACCTCAGACAAGAAGCTATACCGCTACGATTCGACGGTACCAGAATTCACAACTCTGGTTCAAACTACCGACATCAGCGGGACTTTAGGCGAAAACTTATTTAGCGACACTCTGCGCCCTGTTGAGCGTGTCACCACCTTACCAAATATCAACCTAGAAACTGGTCGAGTGGTAATGCTTACCACTGACAGCAAGCTGTATAGATACAACGGCACAAGCTGGACTTCATCAATTGCTGCG